ATCTTTAAATTGATTTAAAATTTCTTCTGAATCCGATCTACCTTGACAAGGTACAACCATATTTCTTCCAATAAAAAATTGTAAATTATCTTTGAATATTGATGAGAAGTCTTTTGGTAGTTTTATACCAGCGTGTTCTGTTGAACCTTCAAAAGTATCAACGCAATATATTTTTACATCTTCTTTTCCCGCATTGTAAAGAGCGGTTGCAAGATAGTGTGTCGATCTACCTAGAAAAGATCCAATTTCTACAATGACACCATCATCGGCTATTTGATCTACAACGATGTCGTAAGTTTCTGAGTAATTGAACCACCCAGGTATCGTAAAATAGGTGTGTTTCATAGTTAAGAATATCCTTATTTGTTTGTCTTAACTATTTGTATCTTTTTAGAATTAATTTTCAACCCTTGTGAGACTGGTCCTTTTTTAGGAGGAACTGTTGTTGTTAGTTTCTGTTTCTTCATGTTCGCATATGGTGCATTCGCACATACAAGTTGAACAACAATGGCATAAGCAGTCACACTTTATGCATTTTATTGTCATTTCTTTTTTGTTATAAGTCCCATCGCACCTTTTGCTCCCTTGATGCCGAAGCTCGCCGAACAGGCGATATATAAGAGATGCTTATAATAATCAGGGAGTGAGTGTAGTGCCTCAAATCCTGCTTTAATGTGTGGAGTCCATCCGGGAATAAATACTGCTACCGCTGGAACCAACAAGCATATTAAAATTAGTTCGTCTTTCCACGATCCCTTCATTTGATCGACTGCAGTAGCCTCCCAGCTAATTTTTCCTGCTATTTGCTGTTCTTTTAGGCTTTTCTGAGCCTTAATTTCAGTCAAAGCAAGATCTGCTTTTGCCTTTTTAGTCTCTACAAAGCCAGTAACGGCATCTTTTACCATTCCTGCAATAGGTCCAGCTAGCAAATTAATCATTTTGGCCTCTATTTTGTTGATTTTGGCGTTGTGTTGCTACATCTGCTCTTAACTGAGCTAAATCATAGTCTTTTTTTAACTTTTGAGCGTCAAAACTTTGTTTGTAATCAAATTGGTTCTCTTTTAATGCTTGATTTTCACCTTTTAGTTGAGCTTGCATCTCCATTTCTGATTGTTTTAGAGCTAATTCTTGTTGTTTAAGCAAAACAAGAGGATCCATGTTTTGATCCTGCATAGATTCCTGTTCTTCCATGACCATTTGTTCTGTAATTTTTACAATTTCTTCATCAATTTTAGTTGCTCTTTGCATTTGTAGTGCTTGTAACGCTTCTGGTGGCACTTGATCACCAAATTGTTGACGTAATTTTTCTGCCTCTTCTACCATTGCTTGATCAACAACCTGTGTGGCAAGTAAAGAAGTATGTTGCATGACATGAGAAACTAAATTCATAACTGCCATTGGATTAGCTTTTACTAAAGCAGATGACATAAATGCTCTGTGAGCTTTTATATGAAGTTCATGATTTTGTTGTGGAAAAGCTTGTAAAGGAGCACCACGTAATACAACACTATGTTCCATAGCTGGATCTTGTGGTTGTGGTTGCGGTGGTACTGGAAGTATTTGTTCAATATCTTTTATACCTAAAGCTATATACATTCTTCTATAAGCCTCACGTAAATTATGCATCTGAGGATTACTCTGAGCAAGTTGTAATTGATTTTGTGCTAACGTCACACGTTGTGACATAGAGAAAATATTTGGATCTGATACAGGTAAAATATCTATATTGTCATCAAAGTCGACAGCCTTAATTTGTCTAGGTCCACCTTGAACATTGAAAGGATATACAGGTGGAAGGGCTACTTTAAAAATATTAGCTAATAATTTAAACTCTTTCTTTTGAGCAAAGTGTAATCTTTTGTGAACAGCAGACATGACTTTTGTGCCACGTTCCATTAATGCCATTGTTGTACCGACAGGTGTTTGTGATTTACCTATTTCAGATGTTTGCATATCTGCAACGGTTGCAAATTGTTTTGCAGCATCCACACAGAAGCCTAGTAGTTGCATAAGAACTTGATCAGGACCTTTGTAGGGTAGAGGCATTAATGCTTCACGAATAATTCCGTTAGGTGCATCAACATCTCTAAACTCACCAGGTTGTAGTGGTTGATCATCATCACGTATTCTTAAACCACGTGACTTATAACCTGCTGGTAGATTAGATAAAGTACCTGCATCTAATAGTTGTCTTAATGCTGTTGTGGCAGTTCTTGTCAAACCACCAATCATGTGAATTAAACCAAACCCGTAAAAACCTAGTCCAGGTAAAAACTTGTAGTGAACAAAATATTCATTTTTTCTTTTAAGTGGATCTGCTTCAGTATAGTTTCTATATATAGATAAAACTTTATTTGATGATCTATCTATAGTGACAACGTAGGGTAATTTAATTCCACTAGGTTCGCCATCTTTTGGGTTTAAATCTTCAAAACCTTCTAAATCTAAATCAACATGCATTTCATATAATTCAGACATGTCATCCATTTGATAGCTGTTTGGATTTACACCATCTATTCTATCCATTTTTTCTTGAAGACCTGACTCATCATCACCATCGTATGCTTGTAAATCTACGTCACGATAGAATCCAGAAACTTGTTTCTTTCTTAAATCGTTCATAGACATTTTTACAATTTGTGAAATTCGATCACAGCTGTCTAAGTCTGATGCTCCGTAAGGAACAATAATATCTTCTGCAGGGATAAACTTTGATGTAGCTCTACCTTGAACTTCATCATAATAAACTTTTTTAAATGCACTTCCTGATAAAGGTAATTGAAATAACAATTGATCCATTTCAGGATTATAATCTTCCATGACATGAGTAATCTCATAGTTCATATATTCTTTTACACGCTCTGCTGCTAATTGAAGTTGTTCATTGTTAGCACCAACAACTTGAGTTCTAACAGGACCGTCACTAGGTAATAATTCAACGTAAGCCATCGCTTGAAATTGTGTAACAGCTTGAGCTAAGACAGGATGATTAACACTTGCAGCACCTCTGAATGGTCTGGTGCGTTCTTCATATTTGAAACCTAATAAATCTAAACCTTTGGTATAAGCGGTTTCCCAATCCTCTCTAGAGGATCTGTCATTTTCGACTTTGTCTATAAGGTCATTAGAAAGAGATTGTAAATATCCCTCATCTAAAATTTCTGCTAGGTTTGAATTGAATCCTGAAGTTAAAGGTAAATCTTCTTCGCCAACTACGGCAGACCCATCATCAATAATTTCTACGTTAGCTTCACCATTAGTTTCAAGATCAACTGTGGTGCCAACCTCTTCTACTTGAACATCATCTTCTTCACGACCCCCTGCTTGTGGATTAGGTTCTCGTGCTAAGTAAGGTGTGTCCTGAATGCTATCGAATTTATCTACCATATTCGCCGTATATATCTGTTATAGAAAGTAAACTATCTTTTGCAATAGTTCCACCAGATTTTTTCTTAAACATAAACATTGGTTTTTGAGCTTTATCAGAATCCAAGGTAATAGTAAACATTTGTATTTCTCGTGGATCATATTCTTCAATTAAAACTTGTGCTACATTTCTGTCATCACCGGGTCCTAAAGGAACAAGTTCAAAATCTTCAAAATCAGCAGTTCTGCCTGTATCGGTTGTTTCCGACACAGTCTTTGGTTGTACATAGTAATCCATAGTTTGACCTGGTGCTATTTCTCTTGTGTAGATAACTTGATTTGCTCCAAGAGTATTTGCATTTCTTTTTAATTGTTCATTAATAAATAATTGTGCTTCTTCAGGCTCTAATCCTTGAGCTAATTGATCTTGTTTTAAATATTCATATTCACCTTCTAAATTTCTTTTGTAGTATGTCAAACCACGATCAGAAAGATTTGGATTCATAACAGTTTCTACTTTTGCTGTGCCTCCGTACTTTTTCGCAATATTTTTCATTTGCTGTACAGCTACTTTGCCATACAAGTCTGTAAACTTTTTACCTGCATCACTATTTGGATTTTTGCCCCATCGTTGATTAACTAAATCTGAAGGATAAATAGCCACTTTTTGAATGCCTCTAGATTGTGCGTCTTTGATTGTGGCTTTTAATAATAGATCAACATAGTCAGCTTGTTTATTAAAAGGAACAGGTGGAAATAATTCTAATTTTTTTGTTCCACGGTAACTCAAACCGTCTTCTATGTTACGAACATTAGGATCTTCTGCATAACGCCTTAGTTCATCAGTCTCTCTTGAGGCTGGAACGTCAATGCCTTTGAATAAATCATCTAATTGACCTGAACGATTTAAATCCATTAAATTATCTAAAACCGCTTGTTGTTTATCTGAAATATTTTTTAATGTGAATCCTGTTTCTGGATTACTTTGTTTTATATCTTTAGAAAGAATTAAATCAATTTGAGATTGCAACTCAGTTAATTGTTTTTGATAGTCTGGAATGGTGGATCGTGCTGCTTCATTTGGAAAAGGTTTTATTAAATCAGCATTTTGAATTAGGGACTGTTCTATGGTAGGAGGTATTTTGGCATTTAAAGTATCTAAAATTCTATTAGCATCTTGTCCACGAAAAGTATCACCTGTTTGCAATTCTCTATTGGCTGTCGCCTTTATATTTTCAATACGTTTCAATAAAGCTTGAAGACGTTCTTGTTCTTTTCGAACTTTCGTCAACATGTCTGTTTGCATCTCTTGGATGACGGCTACACGTTTTCCATCGGGTTGAGTGTAATTAGCAACACGTGTAAATCCTAAAACATTCTTTTCATTAAAATGACCACTTTCGACAAAAGGTTTTTTATCTCCTGGTAAGGGACCTGAGTTTACAACTATTTCTCGATAGTTCGTGCCCACTTTGTCTAAGTCTTGATTTCCTTGATTTTGATGTCTTGGTCCTCCCACATATTCTCTATATCCAGGATTTGTAATTTCTTCATTAGTTAAATCTCCTTTGACTTTAATTTCAATATTTCCAATAGGTGACATTTCATAATAGTCATTAAGTTGTTGTTTTGTAATTTTTTGATTAGGATAATATTTTGAAAAATCATCTAAGTATTGTTCTAGACCACTATCAAACATTTCTGATTCAGGAGCTTTTCCTCCTTGTCCTCCTCCGTAGAGATACTGCTTCCATGCTTCAGGGGTGCCCGCTTTAGGGGCTTGTGCATCATTAATTTTGTTAAGAGTAAATGATTGAAAAGCAAAATCTTCTGGTTGCACTGTTTGTGTTGTAGGAAGTGTTGTACCGGGAGGTGCAATTTGTTGTGTATCAACTGCATCGGGTAATTTTTTTGGAGTGTAGACAGCATCTGTTTTATTAAACAATCTAAATATTTTAGTTGGATTAAATGCTTGTAAATTACCTGAATCCACGGCTTCTTGAAAATAGTCTTGTCCTTCAAAGGCTGGATCGGGTGAGAATTGTTGTTGATTAAGATTGGTCAACGGATCACCGCCTATGGCCATATGTACAGGTTTGACTTCACCACCGTCTTGAAGTCCTTTGATGAATCCACCTTCCATATTATCTTTTTTTGGTGTACGCATAATAGGTTTACCTTTTTTACCATTTGTTTTTTCATAAAGAACTTGATCATCTAATATTTCCATAAATCTTTTTTTTAAAGTATTTAATCTTTTTTCAGGAGAAATCTTTTTAGGATTTTTACCCACTAAACCATAATTTGTTTTACCAATTGGAATAACAGATCCTGTGTCAAACTTTTCATACAATTTATTTATTTGATCCACAATACCTTTGTCTTTACCAAATATTAATTGTCTCATGTTTTGAAATTCTTCTGGTAAAACTTCTATACCATATTCTTTCAGTCTCTCTATTATCTTTGGTAAATTTATGCCCATAGATTTTATGTCAGCATTTGTTGAAATGGTCGCTAGTTTATCCATATTTTCTTTACTACCTAATCTAGCTATTTCAATTAAATCAGGATCAAATCTATTTTGCAGACGCACATTGCTAGTCATATCTGATACAAAAATCATATCAGACATCTGTGCCATATTTTCAAAACGATTCATTTGTGTTGTTTCATCTATAGGAAAAGCATGCGCTTTTTGAAAACCAAATTGAAGTCTATCTGAATCTTTAAGATACTTTCCATACTTTGGATCTTTTCTTACTGAATCAAAAAATTTAAAACCTTTGTTTTGTACTTTTAATCTGTCATCTTCTAGTTCTTTATATGCCTTTTTTGTATTTTTATAAAATCTTGTATTTTTATAACTAGGATTTTGTTTTTTAAATAATCCCAAAAATTGATCAGGAGTGTAATCTTCAATATTTTTTGTTCCTCTATATAAATCTGTAATTATTGATACATCGACATCATCCGCTTGAGGATCTAGTATATTTCTTATTTTTCCTATGGACATTTTCTCTGAGTCACCAAATTCAACAGGAACTCCTTTTTTATTGACTCTTGTTGTAAGAGCATAAATTTCAGGATCTGTGTTTTTTGCAATACTTAATGTTGATTTTGTAAGACCATAATTATCAAGATAATAATTTCCTTTCTGTCCTTGTTTTTCAGGATTAGCAATTAGATCATTTTTCATGTCTGAAACTTTTTTATCTCTGTTGATTGTTCTACCTTCTTGACCTTTTACAAAAATAGAATCAAAAAAATCTGCTTGTTCTGGTGAGATAATATTTTTTTCTAAACTGTTTTTTCTATTAGCAACAAAATGTCTATTTAATAAAACTCTACTTACTCCTGAAATGTTTTCAATTTGCATAGTAGATAAAGGCCCCTCGACATCTTTTAATTTTTCAAAACCTTCTGTAATTTTTTCTTTTGCTCGAAGATCAACCTCATCCATAAGTAATGAGGAATATTTTTTTAAATCACTATCACCGGTTTTTTCATTGAATAAACTCTTTACAAGAGACTTATTATCAGACAAACCTAACTCTTCCATCAATCTTATCCTTGATGTAGGTGAAGGATTATTTTCAAAGTAATTTGTAATTTTATTTTTTACTTGTTGTTTGATTGGTGTTGATGAAGCAAGTCCTATTCCTGTCTCTTGTGCCATTGCAACACCTGGTGTTTGATCAGGGGTAATACGTTGTTGTTGTGTAATTAGTATAGGATATTGATTTTCTACTTCTGCTACGACTTCAGGAATCTCTTGACGTGCTTGAGGGTTGGCAACTAATTCACCTAGAGGCATATCTTTATACTTGGATAAAACCTCATTGCTTACTCCTTGAGCAGCCTTACGCCCAAAACCTCCTAGCCAAAATTCTAAGGGCAGTAAACCAACACCTAGTTTTTGATTACCCGGTAGGTCTGTAAATCTTTTCTCACCACTTTGTATGGCTTGAGAACCTTTAATAGCATCTTCTAAGAAAAAATTTAATCCTGAGTTAATGCCTTCTTGAAAGTTAAGTTGCTGATATTCTTTTCCAAATTTTTTAAAATATTCTTCATTCATTGCAGGAGTAATTTGTTGAGGAACTACATTATAATAATTTGCAATCTCTTTATTGATTTCGTTTTTTTGTCTACCTCTTTCCGCCGCTTCAGGGTTGACCATATTCTCTGCAATACGACCCATAGTTTGTGCAAATAAATCTCCAAGAAAATTAACAGGACCTCTTGCAATGTCGGCCATACGTTCCGATTGACCATCGTCTACATAATTAACACGTCTTTGTGGAAGAACTGATCGTTGTAACTCACCTCCGTTTGCCATATAAGCAGGGTCATTTTCAATTACATCATCAAAAGGATTGTACGCCATTAATAATACTCCGGTTCTGCTCCGTGGTCCACGGGCTCTTCTTCGTAGTCATCATGCAATGTTACAAAGTTACCCTTACGAAACCTTAATAATGCTTGGCTCATTGAATCTACAAGATCGTCATGTTCGGCGTGTGGGAACATCGCACATTCTTCTATCATCTCTTCTGCCCAGCGTTTCTTTGGTGCCCATACTGCACCACTCTCAAAGAGAGGAGCAACAGCGTGCACTCTGGATAACTTATCATTACCACGCGAAGGTGTAAAGTTGATAACAGGGATACCCACCTGCCGTAATTCTTGTATCAACGGAAGACCCGAGGCCTTCGCTTCAACGATCACGGACTCCGGTTCCCAGTATTTATACTGCTCTAAAGCAATCTTTTTTAACTCAGGGAACTCAAAACGATCTTTAACAATATCTAATAAAATTATATTCGGTGTTACTTCATCAGGATAGAACACACCCCATGTACTAATAGCACTGTAGTCACTTGTCTCTTTTTTGGTAAACGCCGTATCATAACTCTGTATGACATGCTTGAGCATAGGCATTTGTTCCTTTTCCCATTCTTGCCACCACTCTCGTTTGATAATAGCCCCTTCTTCACCAGTCGGGTTCTGTTGCCACTGGGCTTGCCATTTCTGTTCGGACAAGGATGCTTTGACAGATTCTAATTCGGATAGCTTCCAATACTCTGGCCAGACAGGTTTATCATTCGGCAGGATTGCGGGAAATTCAATCACGTCCCACTGATCTGCTTTCACTTCACTCATGGCACGAGTAAGGTTGCCTGTTAAATCTTTTTCACTCCATCTCGTCATCACGCAAACAATACTACCACCGGGTTGTAAACGCTGACGAGGACCTGAGGTATACCACTCCCATGCGTTGTCCATGGCTGTTGCACTCAGTGCATCTTGTTCACTGTGGGGATCATCAATAATTAATAAATCCGCACCACGACCTGTAATGGCTCCTCCTACACCCGCCCCAAAATACTCTCCCCCGTAGTTGGTTTCCCATCTACCCGCAGCTTTGGAATCCTGTGATAATTTTACTTCAGGAAAGACAGACTTGTATTCCTCTCCGTCCATCATGTTTCTGACCTTACGACCAAATCTATACGAGAGTTCAGCTGTGTGGGTGGTTTGAATGATCTTGGTCTGTGGTTTGTGGCCCATGAGCCAAGCAGGAAAGAGAAAGGACGCAAATTCTGATTTCGTATGACGAGGGGGCATGTTGACAATTAATCTTTTAATCTCGCCTGATAGTACCTTTTCGAACTTCTCACCGATCCTGCGGTGATGTTCACCTTCCACGAACCCCGGCCACACAGTAGAAACGAACGTTAGAAAGGAGTCTCTTGCCTTTTTTGATAGTTCTAGTTGTGTCTTTCTTAGTTCTAATTTTAGTAGTGCTTCCTTTGCTTCATCAGCAGTCATGGAAGTCACATCAAAGTCATTTCTCATATCAGAATTATTATCATAGTAATTATTTGTGTAAAACACAACCTATGTGCTCATCCTGTAACTCCTAGGGGGGCATTTAACCCCCGCCCCCGTAGGGCGGACGACCACCAGATATGGTGGTCTAAGGTTAAGGGACTCCTAGATGTAGTGTTTGAGATTTTGTTGATGGGTTTGGAGATGGACAGGGCTGGAGATTATCCAGCCCTGCTTGATTTAAAATAAGTCTGAGTGTTTATCAGCCAGTTTAGACAGTAATTGTCTACCCCAAGCTTTTATCTCAGCATCAGAAGTAGTAGTAATAAGATGATAAATTTCATTACTAAGAAAATTAGCGATAGCACGATAATCTACTTCCTTCCTTGTTGTGAGAGTGTCGTCTCTTTCAAGTCTTTCGACTTCAGCCAAACGCTCTTGCAAGTCTGCAAAAGGTCTATTGACGACATCATTGTTATTAGGCATGAGTTATAATTTCATATATCCTAATTAGTTGCAAGTAAATAAGATAATATCTGTGGATAACTTTTGTACACTTTGGTCGCACCCTTGACCACACAAACTCCGCCACTGCCACCACATCCGCCACGGCTTCAGCAACTCCTGGGACACCCGCGGATTTTAATTATACCTATATACACATGCGTAAAATTTATGGCTGAAATGGAGAATAGCACGAGGGCAAACGCCCTCGCACCGAAGATTTTTATTACTGAGTTTGGATTTGTAGTAAGGGAAAGTTCTCTGTTAAGAGTTCGCTCTCTTGATCGTGATCAACAATCGGCTTGAGTTCGACACTCTCAACGATTTGAGTTTTGTACTGATTGTACATTAAAGGTTGCTCAACCTTGAAACGCACACTATCAAACTTTTTATATTCTCGTCTGATAACATTCATCTTGTGGTCAAGACCTTTGAGGACTTTTTCCTCACCGACAAAAGATTTAACTATTATCTTTTGTTCTTTCAACTTCGAACTTATGAAGTTGTTTAGTATTGTTAGTCTTACTAACTTGTCTATTTCCTTCTTCTTGTTCATGTTGCCTCCTTTGGCTTTTGTATGGCGCTGTTTATACCCACAACGCTAACTCCGTTGGGACGGGAACTATTTAAACATTCTTCCCGTAATGAAACTAGATTTAAGTAGCTTCTTTTCATGCCTGTACCATACATATATTAAATATAGTGATATCCTAACTAATTGCAAGTAATTATTTTAATTAAGTTGTGGATAACTTTTTCCAAGCTACACAGGTCGTGCTGTCAGGATCACGGGCCGTAGCAGCTCACTACTATACTATAAGGTATACCCTAAGGGTTAGAGGCGAATGGAAAATGGAGAACGGCTGACAGGACGAAGAACCCTGCTTTGTAGACCAGCAGCCAGAACCCAACTACAATCAACAGAGTGAAGGTGCTTCCAACTCCAAAGGGAATTCTTGAAATGGAAAACGCCAGCACAACGACAGCCATGCAGGCGATCCCAAAATATGCGAGAAAGGCAGGCACTACTCAGCTGCCCTTTCTTGATGGAGAGCTGTGCTTATTTCATCGAAACACTCCTTCGATTCTTTATCGCCCATGATCTGGCGACACACTTCTTCCGCAGCGTACCACGCCAGCAGGTTTCTAAACTGCAAGTCTGATGCCACGTCACTGGATCCGTTAAAGGTTTCTATAAAATGGAGAATAGAATCGGAACCACAGTCAGAGTACGAGTCCCACAACATTTGCCAAATCTCCTCTTGGTACTTTTCATAAAATGCATTCGTGTCTGCATAGTATATCAGCTCGGGGATCGTGCCCCCCTGGCATCCGTTCAGGACAACATCAGCAATGGTACTCTCATCCAGGTTGCTTGTGATCCATTCCTTGATGGAGTCTTGTTTAAACTCAACTGGCATCAGGCTTCTCCTTCCAGCTCACAAACCAGGGACAACGGTCCCAGCCGTGTTGAAATAATAATCTGTATTCGATGTGCTTGAAATGGTAATTCATTTTCTTTCTCCTTTGTTTAAGGCTCCCTGCGCATCCTCCACTTGCCACAGGAATTAAGTGATGACCCGCCTGTTGTTCTTGATTTCTTTACTAACCAAGCAGTGTGGATCGGGAGACACATACCTTAATATATATATAGTCCTAATTAGTTAGGATGTCAAGAGGTAAAAGAAAACTTTTTTAAACTCCTGCTGTCAGGACAACTGCCGGGACTGGACACAGCTCAGGACCTGTATATAGAGGTAGTATAAAGGTGTGGATATGAATGGAGAATGGAGAATGGAAAAAGGGTGGTGAGCCGAGGACTTCGACTCACCGTTTTGTTTAATGTTTGGCTAACTAAACAAAGAAGGAAGATCTATCCAGTAGCACAATGTACTCCTGCTGTCAACCATCACAGCCGTCCTGGCGGGACTGGCTGCACAGCTTTCTTAATAAGGGGTAATGGGTTGTGGCCATCGGAATGGAGACTAATGGAGCTTTGTACTGGAGCTACCATCAGGAGTCCAGGCAGCCAGTAAGTGCAGCAGGAGATCCCAGCTCTGGGACCTGGAACCCCGGTCAATGGAACATAATGGAGACTTATCGCTAATGGAGACGGGATCACGGACAATGGACCCTGAGAATAATTTGATCCCCTTCGAAAGAGGGTCTTTGGCAAGTACGAATACAGGACAGCCAGCAGAATAATGCCTGTGAATCCACGCAATTTGATGTGCTGAGAAGTTAAGTTTATTATTGGTTATTATCTTTAACTCTAACCAAAAGCCCCTTTTCCAATATCCAAACAGATCAGGAATACCCAAACCTGTAGAGCTTTCAATTCTAGTCCAAATTATTGATTTAGTGTTATTTTTTAGTTGTTTCCAGAGATTCTTCTCTTCCGCCATGTTTAATTACCCAGCACCTTTCTTCATCTAAGTCCACCATCAATAACTCAACTCTAAGTTTCTTTTGTAGTGGAGTTAATATTCTATTAATTTGTCTTCCTTTTTTCTTACCATTTAGATATTTCGCAGCTGTTTTAACATCATACAAATGTACTTTTCCACGTTTATCAATGGCAACAATATCTACGCAACCAGTATCATGTATCGTCTTGAAGACTAAATTCCCCTTCTTCAGTAGGTAAGTCATCGCAATGCTCTCCGATAAGTGACCCTTCAGATGCGTCTTGTTCAATAACTTCATAGTCTCCTTGAATGGATAGTTTTTTTCTAAGTTCAATTAATTTATCCTCTACCTCTCCTACCGACATTTGATCAATCGTGCCATGCATAATTTCTTTTCTGTCAATATATAAGCCAGCCACCATACCTCGGTACTTTTCGGCAGCAATAGCTCCTGTGTAATTACCAGCTGCTTCAGCTGAGTCTCTGAGTTCGGCTAGTTTTTGCACATGTGATTTGTAAGTAATGGAGTATCTACGAGCCAACTCGGCACGTCTTCTATCCATTTCTGCAACAACATGTGGGTAGTATTTAGGGTTTTGTAACTGGCTTGCGTTGACAGTAGCACCACTTTCAGCGTATCCAGCATCAATTGCGCACTGTTTTGCACTCTGCAAATGCCCTTTTTCGATGAAAATATCGACAAATTTCTGCTGTTTTGGGGTCAATTCAAGCATTTTTACCTGTTTTTTTGATGTAGTTTTTTCCATTTTTTAAGTGAAGACCCTCCAAAAAGCCTTATTTTTCAACAAATTGTGTAAACCAAAAGCGATCCGTTTACAACGAGATGACAACTTATTTACAGAGGGAACCCGCGATATATATATCTTTTTACTATATTGTAAATATGTAAACCGATTTTGTTGTTTTCGGACGGTTTTAGATTTAATTTGTGTAGAATAATATATATAGTGATTTACATGAATTGGAGCAATTTGAAATTGGTCCGTGTTTCGTGGCTCGATACCGTTGAACATCCGTCCGGGTGGTATGATAAAGAGGATATCGAAAAGCTTGAAGATGTGGCCCTGGTCCATAGTTATGGATTACTCCTAAAACAATCAAAAAAATCTGTTACATTAATCGCAGACTTTATACCAGAGTCAAAAGAGTTTGGTCGGTCGACCGTGATTCCTAGAGGAATGATAGAAGAAATAGTAGACATATTCGATCCTACTAATTAAGTGTAGCAATACCTCCGCTAGCAAATTGTTGGCCTGAAGCCATTTGAAACGCTTGTTGATAAGGCATACCTTGGTTCATATACATCGCATAAATTCTTTGTTGTTCAGGACTCGAGTGCATTTACACGTTGATTAATATCTCCAGGATTAAAAGCACTTTGAACAAAGTCTTTAGCCTTCTGAAAATTTTGTTTTTACCGAGTCAAGTATTCTACCGAGCGCTCCACCGCCTGTAATAAATTCACCTGCAGCACCTAAAAGATTACTAACACCACCAGCCATATCACCAAAGAATTGTGCTGTGGTAGGTGCTTGTGCTGTCAGTTCAGGTCGCATCATGGATAAAATTTGTCTACCTTGAGCGTCACGCATGACAGGCATACCGGGTGTTGTAAAGTTTAAACGTTCAATGCCACCTGTGTTAGAAGGTGTTGCACCTAATGATTGTGCATTAAAATATTGTTTGGCTTTGTTTAAATAATTTTGTACGTCTGCGGAGCGATTGTATTTTTGTTCAATATTAGCAACTTGATTTAAAAACTTATCTTTACCACCAGCTTGGTTAAACATTATTTGCTGATCTTTATCACTGTAATTTTTATAAGAATCACCGCCTGGTGTATACCCTGATCCAGGACTCGTTGTACCTGCGGGTCTAGAGGAAGGTTTACTATAACCACTAAATGCAGGGGAAGATGTCCCTGGTCTGTTAACCTTTGTTGGTGGTTTCTTATTGGAGCTACCTGTAAAACCGCTAAATCCTGTAGTTCGTCTGCCCATTATTTATTTCTTTTTCTAGGTGGTTTAGGTAATATTTTTGGAGGTCCAAATTTAGGTGGTTTAGGTGATATTTTCGGACGTTCAAACGGGTTTTTTCTAGGTGGTGAAAATTTTTTTAAAAAATCTTTTAAATCTACCTTTTTACGTTTTGTTTTTGGTTTACCTGTAGAATTTTTTTTAACAGGACGACCTGTTGGCTTTGGAGAAGCTCTTAATAATTTTTTTCTTGGGGCCATATTAATTTCTTTTTAATTGCTTTTTTCTCTGTGCAGGTGATAATTTAGCCACTTTTCTTAAATCACTAACATTTAGTCTGCCGGAAGGTTTTAGTTTTCTTGCACGATCATAGGCAGTTTCTAATTTTAATCTTGAGGAAGAATCTGTTGCGCCTGCTTTTCTTCTTGCTTTAACGTTTTTCAGCATATCTTTAAAGTCTTGTTAAGTTCTGACGTCCTTTGGTTTTTTACCTTTTAGAATTGATGCAGCTGATAACCCGCTTAAAGCTTTACGTAGGGGCTTAGTTCTTCTTTGTTTCAGTCTTTCTTTTGGTGTCATTCCTTTTGGCATTGTTTACTCCTTGGTTCCGTGGTTAATAATCTTTGTACTACTAGGAACATAACAAAAATAAATGTCAAGCGCAAAGATTTATTGACTTTTAAAATCGGAGTTTGATACAGTAATAGGTACGCACTAACGCATATAAGGGAGGTTTATCATGCAAGAATTAGAAAAGAAATTAGAAGAAGCGTACATAGTCATTGCTCTGTTACAGGCGCAAATATCAGAAAAGAAATAAGACTATGTGGTGGTCGGTGAGCCTTGATTCAAGGCTCCAGAACCCCTAGTTACAATCTTATGCCACTGATCGTGGGTAAATTCCTCACTACTACCATCTCGATATAATACACGATACATCAAGTATTCCTGCATCTCGGGTGGATTAGAGACTTTCGTGAAGATTTCTACATTAGTTACAATATCTTTTATCATCTTGGGAAAGATAACACATTTCCGTCCTTGAGTTTACTTATTTTTTGTACAATTAAACGGCGTGTTGCTTCCTGTAAATCCTTGGTATCGCCCACCAGTTCGTGGTCCCAAAGATCAGCACAGGCTCTCAGTGCTTCTACCTTATGTTTTTTATTTTTAAAAAAGTCTTTATCATAATCAATAAGATCAAGCACCATACGCCTAGAGATTAGGGACTCTAGGTCTTCTGTCATCATGTTTATATCCATGAGACAATTCTAATGATTCCTTGGGGTTTGTAAAATAACTTTTACCCATGATTTTCTCAGCTCTTTTTCTCGCTCTGCGTCTTTTATCTCGTTGATGAGAAAAGCGTATAGAATGCCCTCGACCGTCTTGATATTCGTATACAGGTTGAAATTTCATGGTCTTTTCGCTACATAAAATTCAGAGGGTCTACCATTTAAAGTAACACCATCTTTCCATGTTAAACCAATTGTATGATAGTTCGTTCGACAAACAATCATGTATTGACCAATATTATCTTTAATAACATCATACTGCTTGTTACCCCACTTGACAGGTTTACCCTCGTCAACGGCTTTTTTTATTTCGTCTAGTTTCATCATATCCTCCTTTGTAGGTCAGCCGACCTGAGTTGTAGCTAGAGGAAAGGCACTCCAACTAAAACTCACAGCTTTTCACAATACACCATTGTGTATGCTATACATCTGCTTTACCCGAATTGGGCCGGCGCAATCGGAACTTGTTATCTGATTTCAGGTTTTTCACTATCCGCAAAATCAAAAAAATCGTTTTTATTATCCATAAATTCAAGTGTGCTTTGTAATTTACGTTCTGCTTCTTCTAAGCCATCCAGGTATCCTTCTAAAAAAGCCACCGTTGTGGGTAAAGAAAACTGTGTACGATCATGCTTCATATAGCCAATCGCATTAGATAAATGTTTCTTTAATTGTTCTTTATTTTCGTAGTTTGCCATTCTTTCTCTCCTCTTGTCTAAATTTGTATTCATCGTCAATCAGTTTTTGTATAAATCCACCCATGGTACAGTAATCTTCTTCTGCCATCGGTCGTGCTTTATTATACACAGCGACCTTGATAGCTACTGATTTGTATTTGCTTGCATCCATTAAATAACTCCTGTTACTATTAATAATATATAGGATAAAAAGCCCAAACCAACGAACCAACGCAGTTTAGTAATGATAAATATTACACAAAGTAGTAGTATTAATAAATAAGCCATGTATCCTAATTTCTTAGTATAATATAAGAATTTATGGTATAAATGTCAATAGGGGTAAATAGATGTTAAAATTTTTTTTAGTAGGCTGGGCGTGTATCGGACTAGGCTACGATCAGAAATGTGTACGATTAGGTTCGGAAGTTATCTTTGATAGCTATGAAGAATGTAATGAGTATTACCAGCTAGTGGCTACAGAACTAACAAGCCGTGATGAGACAATTAAATTACAATTTACTTGTGCATCATCAGGCGTATTAGAAGACTTACTATAGAGACCTTCTTACAAAGTTTGGAAAATGGCCTTCTTGCTTGTAGGTCATATAAGCAGCATACCAATCTTTTTTATATTCTGCTTGACAGAAATCTTTGATGGATTCGTCTTTGTCATCACTCTTAAAAAAATTCAAGAAATGATCTTTTGCTTTATTGGTTAAGTTAAACATAATTTTTCTCCTGGCATACTTATACACAGAAAAATAATTTTTAGTTTTGTTTTGATTGCATGACAGTTATGCAACTGATAAAATATTAGGATAGCAACGGCCGAAACATGAAAGGAATTTTGTGTATCGCAAAAGTTATTAGATTAGTGTCTCTTGCAAAAAACAGTTTATTAATTGTCGTTGCTTATTTCAAAGTCAGGTTCAAACTCAACAT